CTGCCTGCCCAAATTTAGTGGTAAGATAAGTCTTCATTTCCGCCGGCGTGATCTGCGGGTTGACTTGAGCAATCAACGCGGCGACCCCGGCGACTTGCGGCGCAGCCATAGAGGTGCCGCTCAAGATTTGCTGTTTATAGTTGCTGTCCAAATAATACGACGTGCCACCCGATACGCCGCTTGAAAAAGCGCTGACGACGTTGTTGCCTGGCGCATAGATGTTGGTGCCGGGGCCGGCGTTACTGTATGTCGCTTTTTGATCCAACAAACTGCTGTATGCCGTGGCGTCTATGCTGCCAACTTCAATGCTATCGCCAAAACCGTTTGCGCGATTTCCTGCGCCTGTCGGACTGCAGCCTTGATTGTAACGGCGGGGGTTGCTGGTTGGCGTGCCGTAAGAAAAATTGTCGTAGTCAGAGCCGCCCGGCGCGTCGGTTTTGTAACCAAAATTTCCCGCGCAATGGACAAAAATTACGCCGGCCGAAATCATGTCTTCCACCTCGGCGTCGATAGCCGCGCCGCGATATGGCTGCACGTAGTTACCGTATGAGCTCACCGTTCCGTCACCAGCCCAGCCGTAGGACAAACGCTCGGCGGACGTGTCTACTAGCGCGCCTTGTTTCGCGCTGCCTCGGTAGTTGATGTAGGTTGGCGGCGTAGTGTAACTCCACCAGTATACCCACGACGCGTTAACGATTGTCGGGCGCTTGTAGCCGTTTGCCTGCACAGGCTTTGCGTTGTGCCACAGCCGTATCAGGTCGCAGGCGGTGTACGTGACGTGGCTCATGTAGATAGCCCCGGTGACTTCTATCTTCATCGAATAGATGTCTGCCCCGCGCGCCCAGCCGAAAGTTTTACCGGCTGCAATGCCAGCGACATGCGTGCCGTGACCTGTGGCGTCTGTGTAAAAAGATCCGCTTTGATTGCCTGACACCCCCGCCGCCGAGTACCAATTTATTTGCTGCAGCCGGCTTGACCCTGCCGCGTCTTCCCATTCAGGGTGGCCGACTTGGATGCCGCTATCAAGCACGACAATGTCAACGCCTGTGCCGTCTAAATGATAGTCGTAATTCTGCGAAGTGCTGTTGCCCGCCCCATAAATGTTTGATGTGGCGTTGCAGCGAACAAGTCCCCAATTTACGTTCGACCCGCTTGCGCTTGTCGTTTTGCTAAAGTTGCCCGTTTGCGTCAGCCCTGGCCCAAAGCCCACATGGGGGTTTAAGGCAACGGGGATTTCTACCGCCAGCACGCGAGGATCTGACTGCAGTGCTTCCGCCTCGGCTTCGGTGAGCGCATACTCAGTGTTGCGCAAGCTGCCAGGGCGGGCGTTGACCACGTCAACAGATCGCGCAGGGATTTGACCAGCGCCAACCTGCGCCGTCATTTCCGCGAAAAACTGATCGGCGTCTTCGGCGTTTTCCAGCGTGACGACGTATTCTTTTTCCATTTACAGCGCCACCCACGAAGACCCGTTATAGACGTTGACGGCGTTGGTTGACGTGTTGAACACCATGTCGCCCGCTTGCGCTGAAATAGCGTTGCGCTCGGTCGTGGTGAGGTTTGGCAATCGGAAAGGGACCGCGCCCTCGACCGTCACACGGTTGCCAGCGTCCAGAACGACGTCGCTGCTGCTGCTGATCGTGTTGGTCGAGCCAGAGCCAGTGACCTCAAGGTTTTCGACCGTCAGCGTGTTCGTCGTCGCGTTAAACGTGAACGTGCTGTCTCCGCCAAATGAACCGTTGGCGTTGTATTGAACTTGGGCGCTTGAACCGCCGGGTGTGCCGCTACCGCTAGAAACTGCGCCGGTCGCCACAGCCGTCACTCGGCCATAAGCGTCGACCGTGATGGTGTCGATTTTGGTTGTGTTGCTCGTGCTGCCGTAGGTGCCTGACCCTATGCCCGCCGCTGCAAGGGAGAGCGTTTGCGTGTGGTCGCCAGATGCCGTGCTTTGCGACCCAGTCAGGCCCGTGCCGGCTGTGATGTTGACCGCTGTAATGTCGCCGGAACCGCCGCTGCCGATTTCCGAATATTTTGCCAGCCGCTCCCAAGATCCGCCGTGCGCGAAGTACATGGTGCCGTCGGCGTGGCTGTGCGCGATTGCGCCGTGGTAGGTGGTGGCGCTTGGGAATGCTGCTTGGTTGGCGAAATAGAATGGGATGACCGAGCCGCCAGACGTTGCGGTGATTGTGCCGGTCAGGTCAATGTCGCCAGTGCCAGTGATGTCGTTGCTGTTTAAATCAAGGTTGCCGCCAAGTTGCGGGCTCGCGTCTTCGACTACATTAGAAATGCCTGCGCCGCCGCCTGACTGTGCGACCCATGCGTAATCGGTGCCGTTCCAAGACAAGACATAGCCGCTTGTCGGATTGGCTTGGTTTAAGTGGCTGTCGATCTTGGTGTTGGCGCTTCCATCGTGCCAGATGTCGTCGCCTTGCCACTCAATTCGGTTCAAGGCGCCGTTGGTGTAAAAATCAATTTGGCTTGCCGAACGTTGCGTTCGAAATGTTGAGATTTCAAAATTTGCGTTGGCAGCATCCACGGTGAGACTGCCGTTATAGTCCGTGAGAGTTGCCGGCTGTTGACTATTAAAAGAACTGCCGTCGAGAGTAAGCTGCGCTCCTGGGGAAGACGACGCCGACAGAGTTATTCCACCATTTCCGGTAATGTCGTAATTGTTGAGGTCAAGGTCGCCGCCGAGTTGCGGGGACGTGTCTTCGACTACATTGGAGATGCCTGCGCCGCCGCCTGACTGTGCGACCCATGCGTAATCGGTGCCGTTCCAAGACAAGACATAGCCGCTTGTCGGGTTGGCTTGGTTTAAGTGGCTGTCGATCTTGGTGTTGGCGTTTCCATCGTGCCAGATGTCATTATTTTTCCAGCGAAAGGTGGTACTAGCTGGGCTGGCGTACAATCCAACTACCCCACCCGAACTAAGTATTTGAAAGGTGTCGCTTCTCCACGTCGAAGACGTATCAGCCTGAACAGTGAGAGCGCCACCGTTTTCGGTAATGACCGTTTCGTCGCCAGATGTAGTGCCCGACCCTTTCAGCGTCAATGTTGCCGAGCCAGTAGAAGGTGCAAAAGTAGCACCGCCGGCGATGTTGACGTCGCCAGCGCCAGTGATGTCGTGGCTGTTGAGGTCAAGATTGCCGCCGAGTTGCGGGGACGTGTCCTGCGAGATGCTTGTGAGACCCGTCCCGCCGCCGGTGCTGCGCAAATCTGTGGTTGCAAAACCTAAGCCATCGGCAGACGTAAAAGTAACCTTACCAGTCGTCCCGTCGTAACTGCCGCCAGTCCAGCCTAGACCGCCTGCACCGGGCGCACCGTCTGCACCGGGCGCACCGTCTGCACCGGGCGCACCGTCTGCACCGGGCGCACCGTCTGCACCAGGCGCACCGTCTGCACCGGCGGGTCCGGGCGCACCGTCTGTACCGGGCGCACCGTCTGTACCGGGCGCACCGTCTGCACCGTCTGCACCGGGCGCACCGGGCGCACCGGCGGGTCCGGCTGGACCTTGTGGCCCCGCTGGGCCAACGGTGCCGCTGTTTGACGATGACGTCGATACCATACCAGTGCCGCCGACGCTGTCGGACGCGCCGCGCCGGATTTGTAGATCAGAGGTGCCAAAGCGCAGGCGGTCGCTGTCTTTTTTGATCTCGGCCAATGCGCGCGTGAACAGGGCGTCGTGATACTGGGCGCGCTGTTCGTCTTGCAGAAACGCAAACGCTTGGTGCAGCGCGCCTTGCAGGTAACAATCGCCGTGACGCGCCAGAACCGTGTTAGTCGGCTCACTGTCGGTAAGTGCGGCGACGCCTTCGTTGTAGACGATTTCGAGCGTCAACCCTTTGCCCGGCGTTGCGAGTAATTCGAGTTGGTTTGCCGTGATAGAGTAGTATGCCAGCTCGTTCGTGACCGCGCTGCGCTTGCGCTCGTCCAGTTGCGACGGGCTGAGATAATACAGCGCTCGGCGTGCGCCGCCGTCAGTATAAGCGACTTCGCGGATGCTGCGCAGATCGGTCGGCAAGCTGACAAATTGCTGGTCCGCAGAAACGGTTAGTTGCGTCGAACGTTCGAGCAGCGCAATGTCAAGCTCGCGGCTCATGCGCTGTTCGGTCAGCGTAACAAACGTGGTGATCTGCGTGGTTAAGTCGTCACGCGCAAGAAAATCCGCAATGAACGATTTAAGCGTGCCATAGTTCTGCATCAGACCTTGCCCTCAGTCGTTCGGAAAAATCGGTTGTCGTAGTCGTTCAACCACTTTGACCAGTCGGCCCAGTTGTCGCGCGTTGGTTTCCCGAATTTTGCAACCAGGTCGTAGTAGAGCACCTCGGGGATGTCGGCGACTTTGCGCCAGTGCTCCTGAGTGCTCCCGGTCCGTGCGCCTTTGCCATTGGCGTTGCGCTGCGCCTTGTTCTTGCTAAGGATTGGATCAGCGCGCTGGATCGAGTAAACGCCCTCGATTGCGCCGAATTCGTTAACGTCGAGTACCGTTTTTTTGTCGGTAGACTGAGAGATGATTTTTCCGGCCATGTCGTGTCTCCCAAAAGGGGAAGGGGGATCCGAAGACCCCCCAACTGCAATTAAGCCGACAGGCTGTAGAGTGCCGCGTGCGCCTTGGGAGCTTTAAACTCCATCGACCATTCGCATGCAATAAACCCACGTTCTCGGTCTCCGTCTTTGGAAAGCGAGGTGGTCGCAAAGTTACGGCCTGGGAGCGTGACAAATTCGACGTGTTCTGGGTCGATCAGGTAAGCGCGGTCGGATGGCATGAACCGATCCACAGTCGCCTCGATGCCACCGAAGTCGGACAGGTAGACGCTGACAGCGCCGACGCTGGTGACTTCCTGGGGTGCGGTGTAGTTGATCTGGTTGGAAACAGTGCCGGAAGCGCCTTCGGTCGCGTCGGAGAACTTCTTCTTCTGCGCTGGCGAAAGGAGGATCATGGTTGGCTTGCCGCCCGCCTCAAACGCCGCTTGCATCGCGGTGTCAATCTTAGCGACAGACAGTGCCTCGGCGGTTGCTGCTGCGAAAGCGTCAGCGATGCCGTCAGAACCGGAGTCCGTTGCTGCGCCAGGAAGCGTGGAGCCGTCGCCGTTGTGGGTGCCAGAGGTGAAGTCGGCAGCGTTCACAACATTGGTGATCCAAGACGACAGAGTGCCAGCCTTGCGGGGATCGGATAGCGACTTTACCTGATCGTGGAGCATGGTGAATTCGACATCGCGACGAATTTCCAGACCCTTCAGAACAGACTGGTAAGCGCTTTCACGCGCGCGGCCTGCGGTGCTGATCGCATCCAAGGTGCCAGATACAGCAAACGCTTTGCGCGAAATCTGCATGTGGTTTTGGAACCGGTCAGTGGTGGTCTGGTCGTACGACGTGATTTCGCCGCCTTCGGTTTGCGCGTTTGCGCCCGCCGCAGCCAGCTCCTGCACTTGCCAATCGAAGCTGATCGCGTTGCGAGTGCCTTTCTTGACCGCGCTGTGCAGAGGCACTTCTGACGGGTCAATGCGGGCAATGATGTCGGACAGGTCTTCGCGTTCGCCGACGACGTTCGCGGTCTTATATTCTGCGGTAACGTTGGTAGCCATTGGGCTAGTCCTTTTTTAAGTGCGGCGGGCGAGCAGCGCCTCAACCGCGTCTGTGACTTTGCCCGATTTGCCCAAGCGGTCATAAGCGGCCTTGCGCTTTTGCTGACCTTCGCTTGGCGGCGAAACGGGCGGTTTTTTCTTTACGAGTCTGGGAGCTTTGCGGGCCTTGGTTTTGGCCGTCTGCTGTTTGGTCATTTGCTGGTCGTACAGCCACGCCTTGCGGAAAACCGGCAAATAGCGGGCGTCGACAATTTCGTTGTAGACCTCTTGATCGGAGAACCCAGCTGACTTGGCGACGGTCACGATGCCATCGCGCTCGCGGGCTAACACTTCGGGGTCTCGCCACTCAGGGAGCAACTCATAAGCCAACCGAGTGTTCTGCTCGACCATGGCTTGCTTTGCTTGCGCCTGTTGCTGGCTTAGATCCGAGAGGCGGGCAAATCTGGCCTCTTGCATCTTTTTAAGTTCGAGCAGCGCGTTTGGGTTTTCGCTCTGGAGGGCCGACTCTTGCTCGGGCGTGAGCTGGCTGGCCTGTTGCAGTGCGATTAATTCGTTTTGCAGTGCCGCAGCGGTGTCGCCGTAGGCTTGCAGTTGCGCTGTCGCTTGTCGTTGGGCGTCATACGCTTGTCGCGCCTGTTCTTTGGCGTCAACTAAGCGCTGATCCGCTGCCTTGTCTTTTTGCGCCCTGGCGATGACGCTGTCAAGACGCTCCAAGGATCGCTCACCGAAGACGTTGGTCTCGATATACCACTCACCATCGTCGCCGCGCTGCATCGTTTCGGGCAGCTCAACTAGGGCGTCGTCTTCGATTTCGTCGGCTTCGGGTGCCTCGGTTTCAGTCTCAGCCTCTTGGGCATCATCCGCTGAAAAATCAATTTCCAACTCGCCCTCTTCGACTGTATCCGGCGGCGTTTCGTCCGGTTGCTCTGCCGCTTCAATCTCGGGCTGTTCGGTCGGTGGGGTGTCTTGCGCTGCGGCACGTATCAGATCAACCGCCGCCGTCATAGATAGGGGATCGGCCATTTGTCATCATCCTTTTGATGCGATGTCGGAAACAAAATTCTCGGCAAGCTGACGAAGGCGGCGCGTGGCTTTCCACTCGGCGACCGTCTTTGTCATGTTGTCGATGCTGTCAGACTGCGCAAACGTCGAGAACGCTCGCTCTTTGGCCATGGCCTCAAGCTCAGTGAACCCAGGATGCGCAAGCAGCGCCTGGAAGTGTGCGGCGCGTTCGGCGTCTGTCATTACTGGCCTCGCGGAAGGTTGGCGGAGATGTCAGCGCCGCTCTGGGCCTCAATCCGGCGTAGCTCAAATTCCATCGCCATTTCCTCGCGGCGAAGGTTGAGTTCGGCGGTCATCTTTTCACGCGCAAGCGCAAGCTCCGCCTCTTGCTTGGATTTTTGCAGCTCGTAGTCTTGCTGGGCTTTTTGCGCTTCGGGATCAGGCGCAGGCGGTTGGTCTTGCATCTGCTGCCGCGCCTGCGCAATTTCGTCGTTGCTGGCAAAAAACGCATTCACGTCTTTAAGACCAGACATGCTGGCGAGCTTGCGTAGCGTGCCGAGATAGCGCTCAACCGATACGACCGGGTTTTGAACGCCCATCGTTTGCAGGATCTCTTTCTGGATCGACGCGATCTGACTTAGCGCCATTTGCTTTTCCGTGTCGCGACCAGACCCAATGCCAACGTCAATTTCAACGTCAAGCTCGGCGTCGATTGATGCCGGGTCTACAGATTGCCAGCTGTCGCCGATCTTGAGCAAAAGGGGCTGATCGTAATACTTGAGCGCCAGGTCGAGGATGAGACGCGCCAACGGTCGAATTGCCGTTTCGGCCAGCGTGCGTGCGATCATCTGCACCTTGATCTGACCGCCTTGCAGCGTGGCGTTGACCGCCTCTTTGGTCGTGCTTTGGAGCTGGTCAGGGTCCAGACCCATAGACGCGCGGCTAAACCCAGTGCGGGTGTCGCGGACGTCGTCCATGTACGTCAGAACCGACAAACCTTGCGACATGACTTGCGGGACTTGAAGCGGCTGGACCATGCCAGGCTGCTGCATCCGCACAATGCCGTCAGGGCGGCTGTTCATCAAATCGTCGAGGTTCACGGCCTGGTCAACCACGGCAACGCGCGCGTGGTTCGACAGGTTCATGTTGTCCAAGACGCCGCGCAGCAGACCGGATTTGATCTTTTGGATGTCCATCACCAGCTCAGCGACACTGCGGCCCACCATGCGGTGCGGCACGCGGATCGGTGATCCCACAATGAACGGGCAGAAATCAATCGGCTCGGCTTCGAGGATGTGGTTGCTGTCGCCAATGGCCAGAACGCGGTGACGCTGCTCAACATCGCCGTCATCGATCGGCATGTACGCCTCGACCACGCGGACCATGCTGGAGTAGCGCGGCTCAAGGTCTTTGCCGCCGTCGATCTCTTCGTGGCGCGTGTCGGTTTCTTCCTCGGACCAGCCCTCGCCAAGACCGGCATGTTCCTCGACCGTTTCGCGGTCGTAACCCATAGCAACCAGCTCGCCGACCGTCATGTAAGTCCGGTGCGCTAAGAAGCTGGCGTCCATCACGCTTGTCGCTTGAGGCGAAAACAGGAATGTTTCCGGCGGAATGACGTCAATGCAGATTTTCGGCTTTGGCGTGATCTTGCGGACTTTTACGGACGTCAGCCCGGTCGTTTCGTCCACCTCGCTCTCAATGATGTCAAAACCACCATCCAGCAGCGCCGCGAGTTGAGCGTCGTCGGCTTCGAAAGTCTCGACTTCTTCGACGCTGTTATCCTCGTAATAGACCTTGAGCACGCCCGCCTTGAACAACAGGCCATCGGTGATGAAGTCCGACAAGACGGTGAAGCCGTCGTTTTGGCTCGCGAAAATATGGTTGACCAGGGCGGTCGCGGCGTCGGCTTTGGCGACGTCATCGGCATTGCGCGGGACAAAGCGCACGATCTCTTGGCCGCGATAAAAGGTTTCGAGCAGCGACGGCAACAGGTAATGCACCGTGTCGCTAACATCGGTCGAAATCACCGCGCTGCGGCCAGACGGCACCTTATTAAAGGGCTTGCCCAAGTAGGCGCGCTGGGCCTGAATGCGGTCGTGCGCAAACTGCGTGTCCGCGTAATTTACGGCCGCCGAGATTTCGTCGTTAAGGCGACCGCGAAGATCGTCGTTTTTCATTTGTCGGTCTTTCTGGGTCTGCCGCGCCCGCGCTTTGGCTTAGCCGCCGCTTGTTTTGGCTCGGCTTCGGGTTTCTTTTTTGCGGGGCGTTTGCGAAATTGTACGTACACTAGCCAGCCTTACCTGTTTGTGGTTGGTTATTTAACATTTCGAGGCGGTTTTGCCAAACCAGCAGCCTTTTGATCTGCTACGTACTGCTCGACCTCGTCGGGGCGCATGGCGCGAAATTTCTGCTTGAAACGTGCGGACAGCTTGTCCCGACACAGCAACGCGCGCTCTTTAAGCTGATCGCGGTCAAGAATTTCCGCCGCGCCCTTGTCACCCACGCAAGCGCGGTCGCCGTTTTCGCTGACAAAATAGAATTTGTAATCGATGCGCGCCCAGGCGGGCAGATCAGACGATCCAGTCATCATTGTAATCAATCGCTTTGTTGTGCCTGTATCCACCCGCGTTGCCAGCGCGGGCGGCGTTGCTCGCAAACGTCAAAACGAGCGCGTCGGCCAGGTCGGGCGATTTGTGGCCGCGCCGCTTCATCTCGTCTTTGCTCTCAACCTTCATCTTGCCGGAGCTGAGAAACGCAAATTTTGGCGCGCACAGCTCACCGATCAGCTTGTCATCTGGCGGGATGACGCAGTCGCGGTTCTCGAAAAAGGCGCGGGTTTTGCCCCACAGCTCATCGCGTAATTTATTGTATTTGTTGCCCAGCGCCGGGCTTTCGGAGACGTTTACGCCTCGGATCTGCGGGCCTAGCTCAATCTCGCGGAGACGATCCACGACCCCAGCGCCCAACCCAATCACGTCGATTAGGATCTCGGCAGGGCGCTCGCTGTAGGGCGTGGCGTCGTATTCCTGGATCACCATGCCGACCGTCTGCATCGTGTCCATGTCCTGCCACGACTTAACCGGCTCGATCAGCTGATTGCCGCGCCGCTTCGCCAGGGCCGTGCGATCTGACCCAAAGCGCGCCACGTCAAGGCCCCAGACCGGCGCAACGCCAAGCGTCGGCTCGACTTCGCGCGAGGCTGCCGCTTCGACCAGGTGGCGCGGGATCAGGCTGTCGCTGTCGCCGGTTGGGAATTCTCCTAATACGCGAACACGGTATGCGTTGGACTCGTCGCCGTATTGGGAGGCCATGTCGGCGATGAATTGGTCTTGCACGTAATCGGCGTCTTCGGAGCTGACGGTTTGTCTGGCCCAGCGGTCGGCGTTTTTGCTGAATGCGTCGAAGAAATAGCCCTGCGCTCGGGTCGGGTTGCCCACCATGATGATCTTTGCGCCAGCGGTCGAA